GTTTGCGACCGAAAACGCGCGCAACTTTTCGCATACCCCCCACTGTGGCGCGTATGGAATGCATACGGATTCGGCGGATCTCGGGCTTGTGGGGTCTCGCGGATCTATGCAGATCTCACGCATATCTATGCACCGGCCTTGGTCTTGGCGATGTGACACACACTGCAGAGGGCCTGTAGGTTCTCACGGTTCCAGAACAACCCGGGATCCCCATCATGCTTGCGGATGTGGTCGACCTCGAGGGTGAGGGTGACCTGGCCACACTGCGCGCAGGCATACGCTTGCTCCACCAAGACCTGCTGACGGAGGCGGAACCAGCGGGCGATGCGGTACCAGCGGCGCACGTCCACGTTGGGGCGCACGGCATGGCGGGCACAGGCGCCACGGGAGACGAGAACACTACAACCGGGCTGAGCACAGTACTGCATCGAAACCGTGTCAAGAGAAATCTGCATCTATTTCGATTGTTTCACTACGTTTCACTGCGTAACCCCACGTTTCCACCAGCATCCACAAGCATCCAACAGCATCCAACAGCAACGTAATCTCCCTTCGGTACTTTACGTAGATTACGGGGCGTTGGGGTGTAGTGGGTGGTGGTGCGTAATTCAAAAAAAACCGGGTGTAGATTTGAATTAGGGAGAGAGGCGAACGTGCTAGACACACGTTCGCCCACGATGAAGGGAGACGACGATGGACTACGCTGCCTATCTTAATACCGATCATTGGAAGCAGGTCTCCAGCGCGGCGAAGGTCCGCGCCGGCTGGCAATGCGCGCTGTCGTCGTTTCATCGCGGCGAACTGCACGTCCATCATCGGAACTACCTACGCCTCTTTCGTGAATTACCAGAGGATCTGATTGTGCTCTGCTGGCGCTGTCATTCTCGCTTTCACGGCACATTCGATGAGTGCACAGAGGAACAAGTGTCGCTGCCCTTGATGATCCCGCATGGGGCCGAGCTCAATTAGCGCCCCGCTGCCAGGTCCCGGTATTCGTTGAAGTAATGCAGAAACGCCGACCAGAGAATGCGCTGATTGTCGGCGTCGCCCAGGCGGTACAGGACCACGAGTTGCCGGACGAAACTCCCGCCATACGTGGACATGGCGAGGAGGATCTCCTCGCGCGTGGGTTCCCTCAGTGGACGAGCGTCCATGTCTCGTGGCCTTGTCGCAGGGCGTAATACGCCGTCGCCTCGTCCAGCAGGTACTGCTTCTGCTGCAGGAGGCGCCGACGTTGATCGGCGTAGTCGATGGTGAGCCGGCGGAGGTCGGCTTTCAGATCCTCTGTCATGACTTCGCGATGTAACGTCACCAATCGATCTTCGACGACCTTGAGGGCGGCGAGTTTCTCGTCGCACAGTTTGAACGCGTATTCGAGCAGCGTCACCGGGCACCTCCGAAGAGTAACCACGCCGCCAGGAGGAGAAACGCGAGCGCGAGCGTGAGCACGTCGACCGACGACCGCTTCACCGGACGCGCACGAAAAACACGGGCGCCGGCGCCGACTTGCTCGCATCCGCGGCCGGGTAGTACCACTTGTCATACTCGGGGGGGCCGGCGAGGTTGAAGACGGGTTTCGCTTCCGCGCTCACCGACGAGTAGATGATGTCGTAGATGCCGGCGTTGCAGCCTGGCACATTTAACGCGAGATGCACGGCGTCGACGGCGTGCCCGTTGTACTGGTTTTGGCCGGGGTCTTTTTTGACGTGGCCCCAGTACGCGGACGATTCGTTGTGGAGCGCGTCCGCACAATCCTCGGTGAATTTCCCGCACCCGTCATGCGTCCAGAGTTGCGGTTGGGTCTCCGCATACAAGCGATTGATGATGTCGAGCGGGTTCGGCGGCCCCGTCACCGGCGGCGGGGTGGTGGGTTCGGCGCCGGCGAGTTCGAGGACGACGTCGTCCACTTCCAGGCGGGCGAGTTCGTCTTCCGAGTCGAGGACGAGAAACCCGCGCAGGCGTTCGGGCAGATAGTTGGCCGCCGACACATTGAGCGTCGTGCCCTGCATGTCGGGCGTGTTCTCGTTGACGTAGCACACCTGCCCCTGCCGGCCGGTTGGGTGCGTGTAGGGCACGCCGGTATACGAGCCCCCGCTATCGGGCGTCAGCGTCACGGTCGCATCGACGGGGGTCGGATAGATCACAAAGGCATACGGCATGGCTAGTCCTCCACGAGCGGGCGATTGCTCGCGATGATCGTGAACGCGGCGTCGAGGTCGGCCGGCTCATAGGGAATTTTCAAGGCGCGCAACTTGAGTTTGACGGCGACTTTCAGATCGGCGATCGAGGCGAACGCTTCGGTGCGGAGCACGTCGCGAATGACCCGGACGATCAAGCGCGCATTCGACTCGTAATCGGGCATTCTGTTTCTCAGCGATTTCGCGCAGCGAGGTACTAATTCTTACGAATTAAAGAAACGGTACAAGTTCCTACTGTTCTCTGTTCCTGTTCCTGTTCCTGTTTCCCCCGTGACCAACACGTGACAGCGGCGTTACTTTTTCGCGGTAATTGCGCTGTCGCTCAGTGTTTTGATGGGCCTTCGCCATCAGTTCGTCCACCGTTTCGTTGTGCCATTCACCATCGTTCATATGGAAACGACGCATCACTTTGGCCTTCAGTTTGGGCCACCGCACCGCATCGCCCGACGCCCGCGCCAGCACCCGCGGATCGTTCGGAATGGCCCCGCCGCGCAGCCACGCCTCCTCGCACAAATTGCGATAGGCGCCTTGCTCCTCGAGCGTCAGATCGATGAAGGCCGTGCTTTGCCGCCATCGGTCGATCCACCAGGTCATGCCGCGCAGTTTCATCGGTGTCCTCGGGCGATCGGTCGAATGACCGGTTCGTCGGCGGCGACCAGCCGGCGTAGACACTCGAGACGGGTGAGCTCGTGGTGGTCCTCGAGCGGCAGCACCTCTTGTTCCAACCGACGAGCGGCGATCTCGCAATACTGTTCGGACATGTCGATCCCGATCGCCGGCCGGCGGCCGTCCTTCGCCGCGCGCAACGTCGTCCCCGATCCCATCATCGGATCGACGACGAGGCCGTCGGGCAAGACGCGAATGAGTTGCTTATAGAGCGCCACGGGTTTCGGGCACGGGTGCCCCTGCGGATCCTTTGGGATGTGGTAGGGAAACCCGTGAGGCGGCACGCGAAACACGTCATCCCATCGCCTCGAGCCCTTCGGTAAGTTGTAGAAACATACGGGCTCCCACGTCGGGGACGCGCCGATATGGACGATCCCGCCAGTAAATTGCTTGTCCCAACAGCCGACCCATTGCGGACGTTTCGGGAGGTCGAACAATCGCGAGTGGCTCAGCGTGAAGACCATCGGCGCCGTGAGCGAGAGGAGCCATTCCATTAGCGCCAACCATTCGGGCAACGTGTCCCGATACACGTCGTACGCGATCCCCGCGCTATAGGGCGGATCCGTCACCACGACCGCACCAGGCGGGACGACATCCGCGAACAGTTCGCGCGCGTCCCCGTGGTAAATCGTGATCCCGGCGTGGTCGTAGTACGGTGTCATCGCCCTAGAACGGAATCTCGTCCACCGTCGGTGGCTCGTTGGTCATGAGCGCGACGAGTTCCATCCCGAATTTGCTTTTCTCGATCGTCGCGCGCACCGGGATCTGCGCCTCGCGCGCGCGCTTCGCACGGGACGCCAGCCCGGTCTTGATGGTCGTCACTTCCTCGCCGCTACTGAGGGTGACGCGGTACATGGTCACCTTCGGGTTACGGGTCGGCGCCTCGCGCACCTCCAGGACGTGGACCCACGGGCCGGCCGCGGGTGGCGGCGGGATCGGCGGATCGGGATCCGGCGAGGCGGGGATGTCGTCGGCGACCTCGCTCTCGTCGAGCATCCCCAGGCCGCAGATGGACAGCGTCACGCGGCGCTTGGCTTTGGTCTCGGCGGTCATCATGGCGTTGGCGCGCGCCTCCCCTTTCAGGTTCGCGATCGACTTGGCGCCAATGCTCTCGTCGACCCGGCCGTCGGGCAGGACCGCCCGCGCGGTGACGAGGTAGGTGTCCTCGACGAGCTCGCGGGCGGCGATGGTGAGCGAGACGTGATGCAGTTTGCGGAGTTGTTCGGTCGCTTCGCGCCGCGCGTAGAGCGTCAGCTTGTTGTTGAGGACGAGATATTCGAAGGGGCGCGTGAGCGGATTGAGGCCGAGCGTGTCGCAGACTTTGCCGTAATAAGTCACGCGTTGCGCCGCGGATAACTGGCCGAGATCGCCATCGAGGAGCACGCGCTCCACCGTCGTGCCATCGACCACCTGGGCTAGGGTATTTTCCATAGGGAAATCCTCCGCCGCACTCCACTCTTGACAGCCCTACTTTGTGGTGTTAGTGTCTTATTCCCGCCGAAAAACCGGCCGTGTTCACGGCCCGTAAACAGACATACTTCACACTTATCCGAACATCCATTATCAGACCCTGAGTCTTTTCCTCAATGTTTACCACTGGTAAATGTACTAGTTTAGCCGTTCTTCTCAGATTGGGAAGACTGGCGGGCCGCGCCCGGGCTACGACCCCCGGATCGGCGGATCGTGTTATGTAAACTGTGAATTTTCGCCCGGGACGCCTGCGCGGACCGCGGCCGGTGGGCCGCCTTGGCCGGCGTCGGCTTCCGCAGCTTGACCAGGCTGGCGAGCGGCACCCGGCAGCGTTCGCTGATGCGCAGCGCGAGTTCCAGGTGCGGCTCCCGCTCCCGCCACTTGAACATCGAGAGCAGGGCCGTCGAGATGCCCAGTTCGTGCGCGACCGCCTTCTGCACCCGGCCCTCCGCTTTGAAGAAGGCATGGAGATCCGGATAGATGATCGGCATAGCGCCGCAGTATTCACAGTTTGACTGAATTGGTCAAGCTCTCCCGGCAGGCGTGAACTTTCGCCCCTTCCCAATTTGGTTATTGTCGAGGTCGCCGAAATGATTTACACTCAGTGAACATATGGGATTCCTCACCACTGAGGAGCGCGTCCGGGTCCGGATCGCGCACTTGGTCCGCCACGGCGACGCGGTCAAGATCGCCGAATACAGCGCCAAGCGCCGCGCCCCGCAGCGCGGGCTCAGCGCCCAGAACCTGTCGTATTTTCTCAACGGCCGCCGCAAGCGCCCGCTCGGCATCAGCGACTTGGAGGACATCGCGTTCTATTTCAATCTGACCGTGGGCGATCTCTTCACGCCGCGGAAGAAGACCGAACTGGCCGGCGCCGAGCAACGCTTGCTCGTCGCGTATGCGGCCGCGCCCCCCGAGGTGCAGGCCGCCGTCCTGACGATGCTGGAAGCGGCCGACCGCGGCAGGAGCCGGGGCGGCCCGCGCCGCCGCTTCTCGGGCGGCCACGCGATCGCCGCGCTGGCGACCCGGCCGGCGCCCGACCTCCTCGACGCGATCTAGACTGGAGCCCGCAGGAATGACCGACAAAGAACGCGCCATCGTCCGGCAGCTGTATACGCTGCAGTTGGAGCTCTTCGACCACCAGGGCGACGAGATTGCCGCGCTGCGCCGCGCGAACGACTCGCTGCAGCACTCGCACGAAATCATCGCCAAGATGCTCACGCTGACCGGCGAACTGTTCGGCGACGCGGATCCCCACCCGTCTTAAGGACACCGCGCCTCCCACCGACCCGGCGCGCACGTAAACCCGCAATACCCGTCAGGACAGGTCAGCGCCTGGAGGACGACCGGCGGGAGCCCGTCGGCGCACCGCCGCGGCGTGGCGCTGAACGTGGCGCTATGCGACAGCGACAGCCCGCAGGACGCGAGCGTGAGCGCGGCTACCGTACCGGCAACAAGGCGAGCAGATGCGCGACGCACAGGAGCAGCACCGCGATCCACAACTGGACGCGCCCCATCGCCGCGCCAATCACGCAGACAAACGCCGCGAGCACGAGCAACAGGGACACGGTCAGCATGCGTTATTCTCCCGGTTTGCCTTCGGCGAGGTTGCCCTTGCCGAAGCGTTCGTCGAATTCCTCATTCGAGATCACGTCCGTCGGCTTGCCCGAATAGCGGCTGGAGATCACCCAGTCGGTGACCTGCACCACGACCCATCCGGTCGGGAGCGCGACGCGCGGTTGCCCGTCACTAAAGAGCGGCTGATCGCCGACGGTCGGATCGATCACCGCGCCGACCGGCAGCGGCCCGCCGGCGAGGTACTGCTCCCCGTAGACCTTGAGCGGGCGCTCGGTGTACTGCTGCTTATTGCCGGCCGGCGGATACGGTTGGCCCATGGGACGGTCCTTGGTTAGTCGGTGAAGTACACAGCATTCATCCGCACCGCCCGGCCGCTCATCTGCGCGTTGGAGAGCAGGCCCGAGGTCGTTGGATCGAGCGGCTGGAAATTGCCGGCGCCGATCGTGAAATACCACTGACAGGTCGGGCCGAAGCCCTGCGACCCCCCGAGCGGGCTGCGCACGGGAAACGGCAAGCCGGCCAGGTTGGCGATATTGGCATCCGCCGTCGCGGGATAGGCGAACTCGACCCAGATCCACACCAGACGGCCGAGTTTCGCCCAACTGGCGGAGGTAACCGACAGACTCAGGGCGCCCGCGCTCGCGTCGATCGGGGTCCACGATCCATAGGTCGGCCCGCCGGCGGCGGCGGCGGCGTCGATCTGGTTATAGAGTTCGGTTTTCCAGGCATTATCGATCACGGTGCCGGTCGTGCCGGTGCCGTCGTCATCGATGATCGGGGTGCGGGTGATCGCCATCAGACGCTCGTTTCCAGGCGCCGCAGCCAGTCTTCAAAATTGAAGCGCCGGCTGGAGGCCGTGACCGTGTAGGTCGGGGGCTGGGTCGGGTGCGGCCGGAAGTTATTGATGGTCACCGATTGAATCTTGAACGCGCCCCAGACATTGGTCGGCGCCGGCAGATTGACGGTGATGGTTTTCCCCGAGGCGGTGCGCGTGTCGCGACAGACATACGTGATCGTGACGTCTTCGAGCGGCCGCATCTGGAGCGTCGCCGCGGCCCGCGCGCGCGCTTCCGCGATCGACAGCCGGCGATCCTGCACCCATTCCTCGCGGACGCCCGGGCCGCTGTGGACCATGTCGGCGACGGTCGCCTGGCGCGCGGCGTCGTCGGCCTGGACCACGAGATAAATCTCATCCCCGGCGACGATTGGGGCCGTGATCCCGCCGACCCCGGTGAGCATCGGCGCGAGCGTGATCGGCGTGCCGGCCGGAATGGTATTGAGGACCGCGCCGTCGCCACTCGCCGGGACGCCGGTCAGCGTCGCCGCCGCCACGCCGGCATAGCGGATGCGGTTGTTGCCACTGAGCACCCACCCGCCGGTTGCCGGAAAGGCGCCGGTCCCACTCACCGGGATCGTCGTCGCCCCGGCGAGGACTTGCCCGCCGTCGCTGACGAGGCCCGAGGTATCGGTCGTGGGCAGCGCGCCCGCCGTCAGCGCCGCATCCGCGAGCGTGTCCACAAACGTCGTCGTCGTGTTGTCGGCGATCGTCGCCAGGAGTTTCCAGGTCGCGCCATCGTTGAGCGTGCGGTACACCTTGCGCGCGGTCGTCGCCGGGCCGCCCCCCGATCCTTTCGGCCCCGTCGCGATTCCGCTCACCGTGACCGTTTGCAGCGCGCCCAGGCCGGCGGGCGGCGGCGTCACGAGCGCGCTATCGGCGGTCGTGTCGGTGAAACTGCTTTGGACGGAGCCGGCGACGTTTTTCAAGAAGTACAGAGGCGACCCGTTGACGTGGGTCCGGTAGACGCGCCGCTGCGTGACGTCCGCGCCGGCGTCGTGGACGGTCACTGTCACGACGCCCGCGACAAACCCGCCCGTATCCACGGCGTTCGACTTCTGCGTCTCCGCGCCCATCGTCAGCCGCACCGCGCCGGCGGGGGCCACGGGGATGCTAATCGTCCGCCAGGTGCGCCACACGTTGTCGGTCGATTGGTTCTGACATTGGAGGTCGGCGTAGATCGCGCCGGCCGTGGTGGTCACCGGCGGAATCGTCACAAACATCGATTCGCCTTGGCCGTTGGCCTTGTCGGGCAACGTGTGCGGCGCCGACAGGGGGCCGAACGCGCTCGGCGAGAGCGCCGTCGTCGACCGATACGCGATCCGAAACACTAGCGTGTCGCGGGCGCCGGCGATATTCGTCGAGTACCCGGGATTGGGCTCGACGATCGGCGGCGCCATCGGGGCGGGCGTCGCCAGGCCGCACACGGCGGCGACGGGGCCCGCGACGGCCGTTTCCCCGCTCGCGGTGACGTGCGTCACCCCGTACTGATACGTCCCCGCCGGCAAGCCCGTGCCCGCCGCCACGGCGACGGTGGGCGCGACCGCGACGGGCGCCGACCCGTCGATCGCGATCCCCGCCCCCGGCGAGTTCAGGGACTCCCCGAGGGCCGAGACCCACGTATAGGCGTAGACGTGCGCCCCGACTGTGACGGCCCCGCCACTCGCCCGCGCGAGCGCCGGCACACTCGATGGCGTCGTGCCCGACCCGACGATCGCGCCAGCACCACCCTCGGTCACGCCCGTGAACGTCAGATGCTGCGCGCCGCCGCTCGAGCCCTGCGGTGAGACTTTCACGAAGACGTTCGCCCCGACCGCGAACATATCCACGGCCGCGAGCGGGATCAGCGTCTCGCCCGGCGCGACCGTCGCCAGGACGTTCGACCCCCGGCCCTCGACATACACGCGCGTGAGCACTTGCGTCCGATCGGTACTCTTCTGAAACGCCCGCAACGACGGATGCGTCGGGGTCAACTCGACCGGCGCCTGGCTGGAGTCCTCGTCCGCGAGAAAGAGATGCACGCCTTTCTGGTAGTCGACGTACCAGTAGCCGCCGATCCGCCGCGCGATCCGCGTCAACGCCTGGTCGAGCGGTTCGTTGGTGAACGTGATCTCGTCGAGCACCGGCAGATTCGGGACGACGGCCGTACTCGTAAACCCATTCGCCGCCGCATACGTGGCGACGAGATCCGCCGCGATCGCTGACGCCGACAGGGTCCGGTACTGCTTGGTGACGGTCAGAAAGCCGAACTGCCACGTGTAGTCGACACACCGGATCGCGGCCTGGACGTTGGCGGGCTTGTCGCCGACATACATCTGTTGCACGGTGAGCGCGAACCCGGCATACAGCCGCTTCGCATTCTTCGATCCGAGGGTGATGAGGACTTCCGCCCCGGCCCAGATCGAGAAGCCATTCAGGGTAAAGGCGGCGGTGTTCGGGGTCTCGTCGAGTTCGTCGGTGATGCTCAGGGAGTCGAGCAGGATGCCATACCGGGGATCGGCCCGACTCATCCCGTAGTGCGTCCCGTCGATCGTGATGTAGACCGCGCTACTGACATACCCGCCGCGCGACGCGCCGCCGCGCATGATCTTGCCCAGGGCATACATGCGCGCCTTCTCGCCGTAGACCAGCGTCGCCATGTCAGGCCGGCAGCCGGCTGCCGCCGGTGCGGAAACTGTTGGTGATCGCGTCGCCGACCATCTTGGCGAGTTCGTTCTGCGTGCCGAGCACGTTGCCCTCGACATTGACCGTCACGTTGCTCGCCGCCGCCGCCCCCGCCAGCGTGCCGACGTTGCGCCGGCCCTGCAGGAGCAACGGGTTGAACGCCTCGGGGGTCGAGCCTTGCCCGGTGTACATCTCCCACCAGTTGCCCGGCATTTCCCCATGCGGGCCCATGGGGACGCGTTGCCCGGTCGGACTGATCAGATACCGATTGCCCATGCTATCGGTTTCTTCTTTCGAGCCCGGGAGCTTCGTGCCGACGTTGGTCATCTCCAACAGTTGATCGTGCATCCCCTTAATCGCCGCGGCAGCCTCGACGGCCGGGGCCTTGATTTGTTCGACCGCCGTCACGGCGTTACGACTCCAGTTCTGGAGGGCGACCGTCGCGGCGTCGGCCTCTTTTTGGAGTTGCGCGATCCGCGCGTCGGTGTACTCCGTCGCGTGCGCGAGCGCAAAATCGTAGGCGGCCTTCGCTTGGTCGGCCACGAGTTGATAGTGCGCGCGCGTGGTCGCGTCGGCCTCGATGTTTTTGGCGACGATGTTCCCGGCGAGTTGATCGGCCGCCGCCTGGATCGCCTCGTACGCCTGAATCGATCCGGTTTTCGCTTTCTCCATCGCGGCGATCTGCGCGGCGGCGTTCAAGTACACATCGTCGATTTGCTTCTGCGTGGTGTCGTGCGAGGCGGCGACGACGGCCGCGGCATAGCCGGCCCACGCTTTGGTGATCTCGGCGATCTTCCCCTCGACGATCGTGATCGCGCGGTTCTGTTGTTCCTCCATCGCCTTCGCGGCGATCGCCGCCTGTTTGGCCGCCTCGGTGCCGGCCGCGATCGACGTCGTGTTCAAGTCCCACGCGTTGGTCGCGCCCTTCGTGGCCTCGGTCGTCGCCACGGTTTGCCCGCGGGTCGCTTCCAGTTGCGTGATCATGCCGGCGAGCCCCTCGCGCGCCGTGCCGATCGCCGCCGACCAGCGCGCGGTGCTTTTCTGGGTCTCGTCCGAGGCCGCGCCGATGTCGGTCAGCCGGGTGTGGAACTGCTGTGACGCGACCGCGAGCGCGGCCATGTTGGTCGCGAGTTCGCCGGTATAGAACTGCGGGTTGAGATACTTCGTCGCGTTGGCGACCGTCAGCATGGTGTCGGCGACACTGGCAAACGCCGTCAACATGTGCGTCGCCGCCGACGTGCCGGCGCGGTCGAGCAGCGCGTAGCCTTCGACCAGCGCATTGATCGCCGCGAGCGTGAGATCGAACCCCTTCGCCAGCAGGATCACCGCGTCGGAAATAAACGTCGTCGCGGTCGCGTTGTCTTTCAGTTCGCCCGTGTTGCTATCGATCGCGCCGGTGACGAGTTCGATCGCCTTGAGGACGGTCGCGTTCTGCACGATCACCCGGCCCATCGCGCCTTGAAAACTGTCCCACGCATTCGAGAGTTGCTGCAGCCGGCCTTGATACGTGCCGGCGAGGACGGCCGCCTGCCCCTCAAACTTCGCGGTAATCGCGTCGAGGACCGTCCCGAAACTCTGCACCTTGCCGCCGCTCTCGTCGAACACGACGCCGACTTTTTTCAGCGCGTTGGTATTCCCCTCGGCGGCCTTCGCGACAATCATCGTCGCGTCGTGGAGATCGATCCCGAGCCCCGACGCGAGGTTGGTCGTCGCCTGGAGGGCCTTCTCCATGTCGCGCGGCATGACGTTGCCGACTTGCGTCAGCAGCGCCTCGCTCGCCTGGAGGGCGTCGTCGGAATAGATCGTCGTTTTCTGAAGCGCGGTCGCGTAGTCGCCGTAGGCCGACACGACCGAGGGCAGCGCGGTATGTTGCGCCTCCAGGGCCGTGACCATCTTGGCGTGCGCGACTTCGGCGGCCTCGGCCGACTTGACCGAGTCGTCGAGGAACCCCGTGAACGCCTGCCACGCCGCCGACAGCCCGTTCATGATCGCCTGGGCACTGAGCATCCCGGTCGCGACCTCGGCGACGCCGGCCACGAACCCGTCGATGCCTTGTTCGGCCTTCTGGACCGCGCGATCGAACGCGCTGAAATCGGCGTCGAATTTGGCGGTCACCGCCATTCGGCGTTCGCTTCCTGTTGGAGTTCCGTCACGAGGATCTCGTAGACGTCGCGCGGGAGTTCCGCGACCCAGTCGTACTTCCAGTGGAACCGCATGGCGATCATCAGGTCACTAACAATGGTGGCGCGGTAGTACGGGTTTTTTTTTGCGTGGCGAGCGCCGCCTCCTCGCGCGCTTCGTGGGCGTCGACCGCGGCGATGAGTTCGCGATAGGTGTCGGGGTCGAGCAGATCATCGAGCGCCGAGCGGCGGAGTTCTTCGGGATCCTGCGGGTCGTAGGGGATCGGTTGTTGGTCGACGACACTGACGAACGACCACCCGAGGATGTAGGCCAACAGTTTCGACGTCCCGATCTTCGCGTGGTCGAGCGTCGGCCGCTCCCCGACCGCCGTGTCTTTGAACTGATCGTAGAGCAACCGCCGATACTCGCCCGCCGTCAACTGTTTTTTGACGTCGACATAATCGCCATCCGAGAGCGGCAACCGGACCCGCTCGGGATTCACGCCACGCGGTCGACTCATTACGCCTCCATCGGCCCGAGGGCCGCGGTGATCTGCGTGTCCAGCACGGTGATCGCCTTGACGGGCCAGCACCAGTAGCCACCCTTGCGCGGCGCGTTAAAGAGCAACGGGCGCTGGCGCAACTTAAACGCGTCGGCGCGCGTCACCGTGGCGACGAGCGACCACTGGCCCGACTTCTTCCCCTTGTAGATCCGCCACGAGCGACACACGGCGGCGGTGTGCCACGCCCACGAGATCGTCGCCTCGCCGCCGTGGACCACGAGTTCGTCGAACATCTACGGATGGATCCCGGCGACCCAGGCCGTCCCGTTCCAGTTGCAATCGGATCCGTTCCCCATCTCGACGTGCTGGCCGATCGTCCAGTTGGTCGCGGGCGACGCGACGATCCCGGTCATGGCGGCGAGGTTGGCGGGTGGGGTTGCGCCGGCGGGCGTGAAGGTGCCGGGGAGGCCGGCGGTCGCGCCGGTCGCGACGATCTGGCCGGGCACGGTCCACGAGGCCGCCGCCGCCCAGGTGCCCTTCACCGTCGGGGCCGCGAGCGACGCATCGATCGACGCGTTCATGTAGGCCAAACCCTGCCACTTGAACCCGGGCTCGGTGTTGTTGACGACGAGACTCAGCGTCCCGGGCGTGCCCGCGTCGGCCGCCTTCCAGAGCGCGAGGTCGGCGCTGTTCCAGAACCCGCTCACGTCACCCTTCAGGTCTTTCATGCCGGGCACGTAGACCTTGTTCGTGTCGCCAAAGCACGTGACATCTTCCATCTCGGTTTCTTCCGAGAGGGTCCAGCCGTTGAGCGAGATGATCTCGACCAGCGTCGTGCCGCCCGTCGGATCCCAACTGACTTTCCCGAATTTGCCGGTCTTGATCGACATGTGTGCTCCTTTTAGTCGCTGTTGGGGTCGCCCGTGACGCGAGCGGCCCCGTGGGCATAGAGGCGATCGATCACGGCGGTCAAGGCCGCGTCGTGATAGCGGGCGGTGATGGGTCGGAACGTCGGCGTGCCCAACATCCGCCCGCGGTTGTAGCCCTGATGGGTTGCGCGCGTGGTCGTGCCGTTTTCGTAGATCGCGGCATGGGGGGCGAGGTTCTTGACCTCGGCCCCGGCGAGCGTCCGGCCGCGGGACGGGATCACCGTCACGCCGCGCCGCAGGCCGCCCTCGACGTACGGATAGGCGTCGCGCACCGCGTCGGCCGCATCGAACGCCGACGCGACCAGAATCCCCTCGGCCTCACGCACCAGATCGCTCGTTAACACCTGTAATTCCTGTTTAAAGGTGTCGAGCCCATCCCATTTGACCGACAGCACGGCGGGCATTAGTCGAAGACTTCCTTGCAGGTGATCTGGGTCTGGAACGCTTTGGCGTTGCGATGGAGGACGCCGTCGACGTGAAACGTCCGGCCGTGGAAGTGGACGCGCGCGGCGGTCGTGATGCCCGCGTGATAGTGCCCGACCAGCGTGAGCAGGCCGCCGCCCTCGGCGATCGGCGCGCAGTACCACGTCGCCGGCGTGAGCGGCCGGACGCCGCCGGCGCCGTCGGTCTCGTCGAGCGTCACGATCTGCTGATACGTCCCGATCGCCATTACGTCACCGTCGGGTCGCGATAGGCGGCGAGCAAGTCGTAAATCTTCGGCCACGGATCCGCGACGTCACCGTCGCCGCGGTCGTTGTAGTAGTAGGCGGTCAAGAGCAGGATCGCGTGCGTGACGGGCTTCGGCGCGGTGACCGCGGTCCACGTCGCATCGGCGCAGAGGTTCAGGTACGAGAGGATCGCCTCCTGCGCGCTATCGAGTTTCTGCTGGACGTCGGCGTCATACGCGGCGTCGGTCAGATGCAGATGCGCTTTCGCCTGCGCGAGCGTCCAGAGCGGCGGCAGCGTGACACGGGAAAACTCCAGCGTCACGGTGTCACCGCCTCGGGTTGCGCGTCGGCGGCCGGGGGCAGGGGGGCCACGACCGGCGTCGAGGCCGCGCGATCCGCGAGCTCGCTGATCGGGTAGTACTGCTGTTGCAGGTACGGCATCTCCCCGCCGGGCACGGGGCCGAGGCCGTAGTAGGTGTCGCGCACTTCGTTGACCGACATGCCGGCGGCGATCGCCGTCTTGGCCGCGGTCGTGCGCGTCGCGGTATCCATCCAGATCAAGAGCGTGTCGTCGAATTCGAGCGAGAGATAGAGCGGGAGCTCGAGGCCGTCGCCCAGGCACGCCGCGATGCTCGCGAGATGCGGTTCCAGACACTGCGACTTGTATTGCAACTGCGACGCTTCGGCGTTCGCATACGGCGGTTGCTTGGTGCTGTTCAGAATGCTGATCGGCATCCCGAACACTTCGCAGATTTTTTCTTCGGTCCACCCGAGTTGCGCGATGAGTTCCGAGTCGACCGCCGACCCGCCGATGTCGTGGTAGGTCATCCCCTGGTCGGTTAACATAATTTCGCCGGTCTTGAAGTTGGCGAGCGTGCTCTTGATGCGCTCGGCCGAGGCCGGATCCAACTTCGTCGGCGCGACCAGCATCCCGGCGGGCCGGCCCCCCTTCGCAAAGAACGTCGTGCTGCTCGCCTGGATCGCCTGGGCCTGCGTGACGGCGCCGCCGAGGGCGTAGAGCGGGGAGATCCCGACCAACGGATGGTAGAGACAATTCCACCGATCGTGAATCAGGTCCGACGCGCCCACGACGATCGGCGCGCTCTCCTGCTGGAGGCCGGCGAGTTCGTTCGATTGCAGTTCGTAATAGACGCTGCCGTCGGGGGCGACGAGCGGTTTCACGCGCGCCGGGTCGAGGATCACCAGCGTCTTGACGACCCCGCGCTCGTCGCGCTCTTTCAGGACGTAGGTGTTGCCGTGAATGAGTTTGCTGATCATCCACTGCTCGTAAAACTGCTGCGGGGTCTGGTAGCGATTGGGCCGCCGCAGCACCGGCGTATACGCGGAATTGGTCGTCTCAAACCAGAACCCGTTGTCGTCGAGTTCGAGCAAGAGCGGCGGCGCGATCTTGGCAATGTCCTGGGCAATGCGCGAGACGACCCCGAACACGCTCGGATTGGCGAGCGCGTTCTCGGTCGGCAGCGGATCGTTCAGTTGCCACGCGCCCGTGTAGGGCTCGCGGACAATTGGCGACCAGCCACCGCGCGCGACCGTCAACAGGGACGAGACGCGCGCGGCGATGCTCGTGAGCAGGCCCACGGCCGGTTACTCGCCCGGGGCGGATTCCAGCAGCGCGCCGGTCGGCGCCGGCCACGCGACCGCCGTCAGGTACTTCACCGCGTTCGCGTTCGCCTTCTTCCAGGTGATGAACCGCTCGGCGCGCAGGGCGACGGTGTTCATCTGGAACATGGAGACGAGGATGGTCGTCGCGAGCGCCGGCGAATCGGGGGCGCTATCCATCTGCAGCGACGCTTCCGTGCTCGCATCGATCGTCACGCCGCCATCGTCGGCGAGCATAATTAACTTGGGTTGCAGCGCGACCACGTTGGCCCCGAGGATCGAGCTGGTGATGACCTTGAGGCCCTTGTACGAGCCGCCAGTGATGTCGATGCCGGGGAAGACCGGCGAGCCGTCCGAGTTGCTCTTGAACGACATCGCCAGGGCGTTGGTCGGGGACATCAGGAACGTCACGCCGTCGACACCGATGTTGTTGGTGACGAAATGCTGGATCAACGTCAGGATGTCGGCGAGCGGATTCGCCGAGCCGGCGGCGGTCGGCGCGCCGTTCGTGATCGAGGCCGGCGAGATCCCGGCGACGGCCGCCACGGCGGGGTTGATGAATTGCCCGTCGAGAAACGCCGCGATCCCCGCGACCATTTCCTTGCGGACGACGTCCTCGGCCTTGGGGCTCGAGAGCTTGATCAGTTCCTGGGTGAGGACGATGATGCCGGCGACCTTGGCCCAGTCGAGCGTGACACTGCCGAAGGTCAGCGACGTCACCGGTTTCGGTTTCATCTCCCCGACCCAGTTGTAGGTACCGCCGCCGGTCTGTGCGGGAATCTTCGTGTTGAACGGGACCTGGTTGAGGCCGACGATGCGGTCGATGATGGTCGCCGCGCGCATCAGTTCGATGAAGTCGTTCGCGATGTTCTGGTTGACGAGCGGCGCGGCCCAGACGGCGTCGGTCGCGGTGCCGGGGGCGACGGCGGCCTTGAGCGCGAGCAACACCTCCGGCGTATTCGACCAGTCGCCACGGCGCGCGGCCCACGTGGCCGGCTCGATGCCTTCGTTCTTCGCCGCGATGCGCGCGCAAACGGAGCGGAGCCACAGAGTGCCCGCCGGCAGGTTCGACTTCACGGAGACCTGCGAGTACGGCGAGACCACGCGGGGCGTGAAGGACGGCACCGCGGTCGCCGTGGCGATCAGTTGCCTCTCGGTGTCCTTCCAGCGCGCGATCTGGCCTTCCAGGCTTTTGGCCTCCAGGTTCCACGCGTCATGCTGCTGCGTCTCGGACGCGGTCAGGTCGCGCGACTCGTCGGCGGCCGTGGTCATCGTGTTGGCCATGCTCTGCGCGAGCACGGCGCGCTTCGATTCGAGGCCCTGGATGCGTTCGCTGATCGTCGGGTTCATAGCAGACTCCTGCGCCAGAGATTTCACCAGTCGAATGCTGGCGCTGGCATTGGCGGGAATAGTGACGAGGGACAGTTCGCAGATTTCCGATTTCGTGATCCGCCGCGTGCCGTCCCGCAGCAGCTCGACGCCGCCGGCCAGGATGCGGTGACCGATCGACACGCCCGTGAACAGACCGGCCTTGATGGATTGCCAGGCTTCGTCGACGCGCGTCTTCAGCGGCCCCGCTTCGTCCAGTTCCGGCAGCGTGGCTTCGAAAGCGATGCCTTCCGGCGTGCGGGTCAGGGTGACGCGGCCAATCGGTTGCTTGGGGTCGTGGTGGAACAGGAGCGGAATCGACTCGCCGAACGTGATGCCGGCCGGGTCGACGCTCTCGCCCTGGCGATCGAGTTCAGGCGTGGACGCAATGCCGCTGAACCGGCGGCCGGCCGGCGCCACGGACTTGATTTCGAGCAGGCTATAGGCGCGGTCCACGGAGGCCCGCACTCTCGCATGGGGCGGGGCTAGTCCCTATTTTTGGGATGCGATATTCCGTCGGCGAGCATTTTGCGAATCCAGTCGGCCATCGTCATCCGTTCGGCGTGCGCTTGTTTCTGGGTCGCGTCGAACTGCTTCGCCGGCAGGCGCAGCGACGTCTGCACGGTGGGATCCTCGGCGTCGAGGCGCGGCCGACCCCGCGGTTTCATCCGATGACCATCACCGCATACTCGGGGGCTTGGACGTTGCGCTCCATCGCATCGATCGCCTGGATCAGGGCGACGACGCCGTCAATCCGTTCCGTCGACGCCTTTTTCGAGGGCTTCAGGTTCCCCGCCGGGTCGGTTTCGACCGACACGTTCCCGACATTCCACCGCAGGACTGGATGCCCGGCGTGCCGCAAGGTGCGCGAGAGCACATGTTTTTCGAGCGATTTGGTCGCCGCCGACAGGCCCGCAAACGTCTGGGGCACCTTGACGAGCGGACACCCGTCCTGTTCGAGGCGGTAGATCAGGCTCGTCGCGTTCCACGGGTCGGTCGCGACCATCTCGACGGCGAACTCCTCCCGCCACGCCTCGATCTGCTCGCGCACCGCGGCGTAGTCGCCGATGGTCGGGCCGGGGACGATGGTCAGGTACCCGTCGCGCGCCCACGCGTCATACGGCACGCGGTCGCGCCGCACCCGGTCGGGAATCTTCTCGCCGGGGACGAAGAAATGCGGGAGCACGTCGAACCCGCCCTCCCCGTCGGGGAACACCGCGACGAGCGCGGTGAGATCTTCCGTCGCGCTCAAATCCATCCCGACATAACAGCGCCGGCCGCGGAGCGCGGACCGATCGAGCGGCGCGAGGCACGCATCCCAGGCCGTGAGCGCCAGCCAGCGACTCGCCTGCTCGGTCCACTGGTTGAGATACAGCCGGCGAAAATTGTTTTCCTGTGCAGGGATTTCTGTCGCCCGCGCCGCGGCGATCTCCAGATCTTCGAGACTGCGAAAATCCCCGAGCGCCGGATTCGCCGCCTTCCACACGCGGCGACTCGTCCAGTCCGCATCGACCGGCGCCTCGTAGAGAATCGGCAGGAACGTGGGATCGAGTTTCGGATTCTCCTGCACTTTTTTTGCGTGCGCGTACAGTTCCCAGAGGATCGAGTGTTTGTCATACCCGGCGGTCGAGATCACCAGGAACAAGGGCTGCGTGCGCGCGCCCATCGACGTCGACAGCACGTCGTACAGGTCGCGGTTGGGGGCCGCGTGCAGTTCGTCGTACACGACCATGTGCGCGTTAAACCCGTGCTTGCTGTACGCCTCGGCGCTGATCGCCTTGTAGGAACTGCCGCTCGGCTTGTGCACGATCCGTTTCTGGCTGTCGACGATGTAACACTCCGCATCGAGCACCGGATCGTTTCTGACCATTTGGGCCGCGACCCCGAACACGAGCCCCGCCTGGTCTTTATCCGCCGCGGCCGAGTAGATCTCGGCGCCGGCCTCCCCATCCGCCAGGAGGCCGTACAGCGCGATCGCCGCCGCGAGTTCGGACTTACCGTTTTTCCGCGGGAGCATCAACAAGGCCGTGCGGTACTGCCGTCGGCCATCCCGGCGCTTACGGAAGAGTTGCTTCAGGATGCGCTTCTGCCACGGCCGTAACTGGAACGTCTGCCCGGCCGCGGCGCCCTTGGTATGTGTGAGGCTGTTGATGAACCCGATCGGCTCTCTGGCGGGCGCTGGCGGCCCCGTAGGGCCATCGTGGCGCGTGGGTTGGTTGCGGTTCCATCCGCCTCGCCGATCCCGTTTCCTGGGGGTCTCTACCACGTCAGGCATGGGTTAGGATTGGGCAAACAAGTAGTTGGGG